ACATTTTTCATCATTGTTTTTGTAACCGTACCTGTACCGCGAAGTTTTGAAAGCACTCTGCCTCGACGGGTGTCAAGGTCAGCAGAAAGGTCTGTCGCAAGACCCACATCCTGTTCGTGATTTTGAAGATTCTCGTCTGACAGAACAACAAAAAACTGATTCTCTGTAAGGCTTACTTGGTCTTTAAGTCTTGCAACTTCATGTTCAATGCTGCGTAGTAGTTCATTCATTACTTTGGATTTTCTGTAATATGAGGGTAGCTTTTTAAGCAATGTTAACCACCCCCAAAGTCGGAACTTCTGTTTCACCGATATCAATGTTATCAATACCGCCATTTAAGGTAAGGTTGCTGTAGTCATTGATTTCATCACAGCTTAAGATGCAACCACCAATTTGAGCATAGGATATGTATGTTCCCGTGAATGCATTTTTTTGAAGATATTTTGTAATGCTGTCTGTTATCTTTGCCTTTGCGGTTTCTGTATCAACACCATTTGCAAGCACAAGTGAAACATCAACATCAATAACAAGAGGCAGAGCACTTTCAACTGTGACTTCGGCACCGATAGGTCTGTTTTCTTCGATGTGGTTAGCAACCTCGGATATGAGTTCTTCACTTGCTGCACCCTTATCAGAGTTTATAATGATAACCTTAACAGTTCCGTTACCGTTCCATAATGGTAGGCATTTAGCATCACCAACACCACTTATTTCTTTTGCCCACATAATGTAGTGATACTTGCTGCCGGAGGTTGCCGGGAGTGATACCTTTTCAAAGTAACGCTCACGAAGTTCATCATCGGTTTCCTCATCAAAGCCGTCCTCGGCAGCGGTTTCATTTATAACAGAAACCAAGCCTGACAAAGTTACCGGGAAGCGGTTTATTGCTCCAATCGGAACATTTCCGATTCTGCCCGGTGTATCACACTCTGCAGTAACAGTAACCGTACCTGTCTCATTAAGAGTTGCGGTTTGTGTTACGGTAAATATAAGGGTATCGGATGCGACCTTATCACCGCTTGAAATTATGCTGCCCGGTGTTCCTGTAACAGTAATATTAACAGTAGCATTTGTGGCAGGCTTTCTCACAAGACCTTGTTCCAAAGCTTTAGTGTCGAGAAAGGTTCCCGTGGCGGTGAGAGCAAAGCCGTTTTTTAAGATTTCCTCGGCTCTAACATAAATTTCCGCAAGCTGCTGTGAAAGAGGTCTGTCTATATCATAAAAAAATGAGCCGACAGTTTTGTCGAACTCATCACTAATCCCGGACAGTAACCGAGATAGAATTTGCTCCTGTGTCACCTATATACACCTCCAATGTAACTGTAATAAAGCTTTTATCTCTTAAAAGCTGAAAATTGCTGATGCTTGTTATTTGAGGATTTCGGAGCAGAGCCTCTTCAATTTCACGCTTAAGTTCAGTTTCTATAAATTCAGCTGTATAATTGTTACCTATAATTAAATCCTCTAAATGACAGCCATATTCCGTATTCTCGTATATTTGGTATCTGCCCTTTTCGGTTCGGATGATTTTTTCAATCCATACCTTTATAGCTTCAACGCCGTCACATTCTATGAGCTTTCCGTCCCTGACTACAAAGTCCCCCTTGTCAAAATCAAAGAGATATGTTTTTGTACCGCCGGAAGCGTCGGCTTTGTTTTGGGTGACGGTTATTTCTTTAGATTGTGGAAACATTATCTCACCATCCCAATCACTATAAATTTTTGATTATTGGAAAAAGGCAAAAGAACTACCTCTTTTCCAATGTTTATATAGTCGCCATAGTAATTCTGTTCTTTAAGATTAAACAGACAAACAATATGGCTGTCATTTAGTATTACCTTTTCGTTTATCCGAATTTTTGTCTGCGGAAGCTCAATGATTGTGCCAAACATAGGAGAATAGCCGGTCTCATTATTTCGTTCCTTAAAGAGCTTTGCAAGTTCTGTGATTCCGCTCATTATTACCACCGCCTTAAATCAAGTTTCACATAATGGATGCCGTTTTTTATACTGTGACCGCTGCCTTCAACAAGGTAGTTTATATTCTCAATAGCAATTACTGTCCCGGCTCTTGTGTAGCTATATATTTCTTCTATGACCTCACAGGAAAACTTCTCTGTTTTACGGTTAAGCTCTGATAGCTGTGTTTCTGCCACTGTATTTGCGTTTTCCTTTTCAGGGTCAATTTTTATAACCTTTTGCAGTAGACCAAATTCGGAAATGCTCACATCATCTTTCCTACTGGCCAATAAAGAGTATACGCTGTCCTTCTCGCTTACAACCTTTATGCTGTTCTTCATATCTTCAATACTTGTGGAATGAGAAACATTCCCACGAAGGTATGCAGAAGAAACAAGCCGGGTATTTGGAGTTATCCTGAATTTAGGCTCTGCATAAAAATCACCCAGCCTATATATTCTCACCCCTTCGGGAGTCACATCAAGGTTATATCCGCCTCCGCAGAGCTTTAGGATATCCTTGATAATATCCGACAGAACCTTATCAAGATAAAGCTGTGTGATTTCTATGTTAAGTTCCGGAATTGTATCGATTGGAATCCCATAATCCTCACATATTTTTGTAATGGCTTTCTTTGCGGTCATCTTATTAAACTGGTAAGTTTCAGAGGATTTATTTAAATACCATCCAAAGTCACAAACTGTATATTTATTCACAATTTCAGAGCCGTCATCAACTGTTATAACAATCCCACGGAAAATTTCATTGTTTGTATATATACTAACAATGCTCCCCTCCTGGGGAGCATAGAAGTTTAAATATTTTGTATCAGTCTTTGCCACCTCAAATGAAAGTGATGTGGCGAGCTCATCAATTGTGTTCTGCCAAGATATATTTCCGCTGTATGAGGTTATATCTATGTTATCCGCAAATATCTGAAAGTTTTCACTCATCCGACCACCCCCCTACAAAAGAGGCACTTCGCCAAGTGTAATGCTGTAGTTCATATCTCCGTCTTTTCGTATGGTGTATGAGAAATCGTCTATACAGCACGCCATGTTGATTGGCGTATCGGTTATTATGAGACGTATGGGGAGTTTCTGCTTTACCCATGTGTCTATGGTATATAGGTAACCGAAAGCTGTGTCACTTCTGTCACGAAGAAACGGGTAATCACGAATTGGGAAGAAGCTGCTCCAGGATATGCTCTTAAGCGCAGGTCTTCCGATGAGTTTTAATTGTCCCTGTGTTACAGTTTCAAAGGTCTCGTTTGATTGAGGTTTTGAAACTGTGAATTCAGGAGGGAGAACAGGTAAGCGGAGCACCTGTTCTCTGTTGTTTACGCTTAAATATATATCCATATATCCTCCTTATAAATTCAATAGTGCAAGCTTCAGCTTCGGTACAAGCTCATCTACAATATCGTCAACGGATTTACCGTCTGCATAGATATTGATATAGAAATGATTCTCGTGTTTTGGTGCCGTTTTATTCGCAAGCGGAGTAACTTGAGCTCCCTTTGGAAGTGTCAGCATTTCAGGGCCTTTTTCACCTACAATAACTGTACCGTCGGTTCGGATTACGCCACCTTTAGCAAGCATCGGTATCTGCGGAGCTGTGAAGGTTGGAATTGCCGGTATACCAACAGCACCCGTTACCTTGTTGATGCCTTTAATCAGAGCATTGATTCCCGACACAGCTCCACGAATCATAGCGTTGATACCCGAAATGATACCATTAATAGCACCTTTTACTGCACCAACAATACCATCCCACACACTTGAGATTGCATTTCCAATACCTGTAAATACGGAAGTACAGGCTGATGAAATTGCGTTCCATGCACCGCTTAAGAATCCTGTGATTCCGTCCCATACAGACATTACGGTGTTTTTAATGCCTTCCCAAAGCCCCGTGAAGAATGAAGCAATGGATGTACCGATATTTACAAAGAAATCACCGACTGCCTTAAATGCGTTTTTACACCATGCGCAGATTGAGTCCCAATTCATCCACATAGCAACACCGATAGCAATAAGGGCACCGATGGCTACGATAATGATTCCGATTGGGTTAGCTGTCATTGCAACATTTAATGCCCACTGTGCAACAGTACAGATTCCCTGACAGATTGCCCAAGCATTTTGCACTACATTAATTGCAAGAATAGCCCCTTTATATACTAAAATTGCCCCTGCAATACCTGCGATAATCGGTGCAATTAAGCCCCAATTATTAACAAAGAAATTAAATACTGCCGTTGCACCCGAAACAACACCTGCAAGTGCATTTACAATCAAAGGCAGTCCCACATCCTTCACCCAATTTAAGGCAGGTTTACAGAATTCAAAGGCAGAAAAAAGGGCATCCTTTAATCCGCCAAGGATTGTAAGGATACCACTAAATGCCCCGGAATTTGCCTGAACTGCATTTTTAATATTTGTAAAGGCTGAAACGCCGTAAGTCCATACCGCTTGAAATGCAGTAGTGAGCGGCGGCAGAACATTGTCCTTAATCCACACAAGAGGAACTTTAATTGCATTAACAGCGTTAGTCATAAATTGCTGTGCCTGCGGAATCTTCGATGCCATAAATGTAACAACACTTGTGACTGCCGGAAGCACCGCATAACCAACAATATCTTTAACAGAACCCCATGCGTTTTTAAGCTGAACAATTTTTCCTTCCGGGGTGTTTGCCATATTTTCAGCAAGTCCGCCAAAGTTCTGGTTCAGCACTTCGATTAAGGTAGCAGTCTTTTCAGCTTCTGTTCCGGTTTTAAGAATGTCACCTTGTGCAGCTGTAAATGAAACACCCACACGGGAAAGAGCACCAATCTGACCTTGCATAACTTTACCCACAAGGTTTCCTGTCTGTATCATCTGTTCCTGGGAGACATTAACCCCGTATGTACCAACTGCAAGGTTCTGTAATGACGGGAGCAGAGATTTTATGGTGGAGGATTGCAGCTGAAAGGTTGCAAGCTGTGAAGCCCCTGCAACTGTGGCATCACCTTCAATGGTGGTCACAAGCTCCAGTGCATCACCGTACTTTATAATTTCATCAACCTGTGCCTGGGTAGTTCCCTGCACATTCATCATCAGAGTACCAAGTCGCGCGTTCGCTCTTTCAAGCTCCATAACCCCGGTAACA